AAGCAAGTTGGTGGCTTGTGCGACTGCTTCAGCCACGATCGTGTCCGGGCAACCGGATGGGACCGCGATAGAGAAAGAAACCGGAACGAAGTTAACGACCTTTGTCAAAGAGTCGACAGTGCTCGTTGCGGTTTGAGGGTAGCGGAACTCAAAATTGAGTCTCCGCGCCGTGCGATCACCGTTCCATTTCGAAACGAGGGTCGCTAGCGGCTTTCCGTTATTCTGGGAAGACGCCGATTCGGAACGCCATTGTGCTGCAACATTATCCCCGGCGCTCGGAGTGAGCGCTGTAAAGGTGATGTCCGTGGTGCCGTCAGCTTTCTTGACGACGATGTTAGCCATTGAGGGCATTTGTAGCTCCTATGATCCAGATAAGTCTGGAGATTTGGGGTTATGAAACGATTGGGTTACTTAAAAAACCGAGACCCTTCAAGGCGACTCAGAGCGGGCAGTAGCTTCTGGAAAATGAGAGCAGTTTCAGTAACTTGCTTCCATAGACCATGATGGTACTGTAACACGGTAGGGAACCGCATAGCGGGTATACCGAGGACTCGATTTACTGTGATAGCGGTCGACGCGCTCCGATAAGATGGAACGTAGAAATCGCTAGCCGAGTCAGTGGCTTTCTTGTAAGTGGTTGTGAAGGAATCCGTAATCTCTAAACCGACAAAATCGGTAAAGTGACGAAGGAATGTTCCAATTGGATAAAACCAATCCAACACAAACGAGAAAGGTACTGCGTCCCAAAGGACGTAGGCTGGGTTTATGAGGCCCAGTTCATTGAGCAAGAGTAAATTAGGAGAGGTAACGCGAACTCGACATTGCATTCTGACACCGACTACACCAGCAACTTTCGCCGCTGGATATGTGTCGGTGTGAAAGAATGGGCCGATCTCGTACTTACTACTCCCATGCCCAGATATGGAAAGAGACGGGGGTGTATTGGCAAGGACCTTCACAGCATCATGAATGTCCTGGATCGCCGGTAACCACCCGAATTGTAACTCATTCCATGCGTCAGCAGCACCGTGGGCAGCATCGCCACGGCGTCGCGAACGCGACCTTCCCCTACCGCCGCGAGCACTACGAGCACCTTTGAAGGCACCTGCAGCACCCGCGAAATCGCCACGTTTGAGCGATCGTGCGGCCTTGAGGAGTTGACCACCGCGAAGAGCAATCATTGCGATGGACTTCTCTAGATCGATCACTGAAAGAGCTAGATTGGCTCTTGCAGCATGTGCCTCAGCAACGAGCTTGTTGTACGCTCGATTGTTGGCGAGAATCACATACGGATCGACTTTTGACCCGCCCATCGTTGTGGCAGCAATAGAAGTATCTGCACCACTACGACCAACGGGGGGGGACGGCTGAAATACCTTATCCATACGGAAAGGAAGGGGTACACGTTTGATTGGCTTCTGGACCCAATAATCACGGGAACCAGTCGTTATACGAACGTTTAATCCTTTCCACGGGCCGAATTGCAGGCTCGCGAATATTTCAGGATCTAACCGTCTACGACTATACTGTGCCATAATGCTCTTAACTCCTTGAAGGCGGGACGTTAGCTAAGCGCTTCAAATCGGTAACCATACGCGAGAGCGTATGATCGTCGGCTTGGAGGGCAGACTCTTCGTCAAGAGGCGGAATGAAACCCGCATCGCGACTTTGGATCTGACCAACTAAGTACCAATATTGGCTCAAGAGCCAGTTGTGGTTTAAAGACTTAGGATCGCTAGGCATACATACCTCCGGAGAGAAATTAATAGGAGCACACAGTAACAACATCTGTCGAAAAACCCACTCGATGGATATCGAGTGGCGACAGATGGGAACCTGCTAGAAACAGCAG